TTCTCCAGCAGTGTCACAACCGCTTGCCGCTCATACGGGCGGATCGGCTGAACCTCCGGCGCAACCACCCGCAACTCCCGCGCCTGGGCACGCAGCAACTGCACACCCAGCTCATGCGACTGCAACCGGGCCCGCTGGATGTGCGGCAACAAAGCAGCCGCCACCTCGATGCGCTGCTCCTCAGTGACCGGCACCCCATACTGCTGAATCGTCCGCCGCGTCTGACGATCCAGCGTGCGAAGTAGCAACTTCATCAGGCGCCGGAACTGGGAACGCTTCACTGGCCGCCCTTAGATTCGAGGGTCTTCGCGTCAGCCTCCTTCGGCCTCAACGACACAGGGATGGCACCGGTGAACTCCGCATCAGGCAGGCCCACCTCCTTCGCCACATACTCCGGATCGGCGCCAGCACGGATACCCACGCCAAGCGCATCGAACTGTTTCTTCTTCTCATCAGTCCGATCACCCAGATCCTCGGGCATGATGCCCTGATCCCGCTTCGCAGCAGCAGCCTTGACCCGCTCCACCTTCGCCTTCGTCCACCCGGGAACGTCCTCCCACGCAGACTCGACAGGAACGTCCAGCATCTGCACCAGCTTCCCCAGCGCATCGATCTGCGCCGCGAACGCCTTCGCAGTCAGGTCACGCCAACCGATCTCAGACCGGAAGTCCGCAGCAGACTCAGCATCACCGGTGATGTGCGCGGCAGTTCGAAGTGTCTGCTCATGAGACTCACCCAACGAAGTCAGAATCTCCTCCGACTCCCGCTCCTTCCCCGTCTCCAGGGCCGCGAGAGTCGCCTCCGAGATATTCGAGATCCCATCCAACCCAAGGTTCTGCGCCGGCACCTGCGCCGAAGCGGAAAGATCCCGCAACGCGGAAGCCTTCGACTCGATGTAGTTCTTCAGGTCCGTAGCCTCAAACTGCCCGACCTTGACGTCCTGGTCCTTGAAGAACCACGTATCCGACGCAACCTGCCGAAGCGCTTCTTCCTGATCCTTCGGGATCCAGCCCATCACGTACCGCTGCTTGAAAGCGCTGTAATACTGGGCGATCAGCATCTCGAACGTCGTCTCGTCGATCCGAGACTGAATGTTCAGCAGAGGCTCGATGATCCCCAGCTGCTCCTCACCGTCGAGGAGCATCCGATCCTGATACCGCACAACCGGGCAAACACCCACACCATGGTTGCGTCCCTCGATGTACTCGAAGTTGCTCGCAGCACAATACGAGGGATCGGTCCATCCGAGCGCAGACTGCGGAACATTCTTCGCGCCGATGAAGTGAACCGACTTCTCGTCGTAGAGCCGAATCATCGGCCCCTTCATCTCCAACGCCATGATCGGCCAGTCATCATCAACCGGCGAATCCTGCCGCGGATCCCACTCCATCGGCTCCCCATACAGGGCAGTCATCTGACGTGGGGACGCACCGCGAATGAACGCGGCATCATCCTTACCGGCCACCAGCGACGGAAGCACAGTGGCGTACGCAACCCCATACTGCAGAGCGCACCGATGAATACCTGTCTGTCTGGCATCCATCTTGTTCCGCTGCCACCACGTCCACGGGGCAGCTGTTTCCTTCGTCCCACCGGAGTAGTAGTTGTCCGCCTTCATCCCCTGCGCGAACGTCTTCAGGACGAGCGGCATGAAGTTCGTCTGCGCCCGCAACGCCAACCCAGCCAAGGGGTGTGTGTTGCTGGAGGTGACACCCTTGACCTGAAGGTGCGAGATCGCGTTCTCTTCCGTCCAGGGAAGCATCGCCTCCCGGATCCGCTCAAGGCGAGGCATCTCATACGCACGCGGACCCTGCAGCATGTTCCGCACGGCATCAATGGCCTGGGCCTTATTCACTCAGACCACCCCTACTCTCGCTACATGAAGAACGCCTCATTTGTGCGTTCAGGTTTCTTGGGCACCGCCAGCCACGCCCGCCGCATAACCCGGGCACCGACCGCACACACCGCGCCGTCGATCTTCTTCGCCGATTCGCGGTGCTCCTTGCCGAGACCGACACCGAACTTGTTCGGTCGCCGTCGGGCGTTGTGCACATGCCGGCGCAGTAGCTTGTGCCCATCGTGGTAGAACGCCGGTTCGCGGCCGTCAGCCTTCGCCTCCGCCGCTTTCTTCACATCGGTGACGAACCGTTCCGCCTCTTCGATGAACTGCTTCTGATGGCGTAGGGCGCGCATATCCCAGATCACCGCGTGCTTCGAATCACCAGACTCGACCGCAGGCAACTTCCACTCCTGCAACGTCGCCCAGGTGTCGAGCAGGTCTTCCCAGTACCGTTCACCGGTCTCGTCGTCCCGGGCATCTGACGGGTCACCCCACAGGCCCAGAACATCCCAATCTGTGAGGGCGGTACGCACCGTGTGGTCGACGTCGTCACGATCCACCAACCAGGGCCCCATACGTTCGGTGTCCCAGTTCGCCGGCCTCTGCCAAATCTTCACCGTGAACACAAACCCGTTATCGATCCGACAACCCACAAGGGCGGTAGCGTCATCTGACTTCGAACCGTCGAAGAACAACACCACCTTGTCGCCGGCACCCGGGCGAGCAGCATCATGCGGCAACGAATCCCACCACTTCGGATCCATCCAGGCGTCCGCCGTAGCAGTGATCTGGTTGTACCACTTACGCCGCGACTCACTCGGAGCGTTCGACGTGTTCAGGATCGACTTGACGATTCGGCCGCCAGGCTTCGTATCCAGCCACACCGAATCACCACGGATAGCACGCAGCACCTCAGGTGCAGCATCCGCCGTCAACGGCGCCTCAGGCGGAGCCTCCAGGCTGTCGTACAGCAAACCGAAGTCCTCAGCGACAGCCGAGTCCTCACGATCATCACTGTCCTGCGTGGCCTCCCACGCCTCACGAACCCGCTGACCCACCGAATCCTGACCAGGCCGATACGCGTTGCAGATGTCCAACATCCGCGCCGCACCATCCTCAGACTTCGCAGCGTTACCCTCGATCGCGCCGGCCATCTCATGACCCTGGTTCGTCGAGTTCCAGTTCTGCGTCTCACCGCGAACAATCTGCGTGGGACGAGCACCCTCGATCGCCAGATACGACGACGTCACAGCCTCAATCTGACGGGTATCACCCAGACCGTAAACGTTCAGCTTGCCGATCTGGATGCCGTAATGCTTCACCGCCTCCGGAGTGAACAGCGACGGGAACAGCTTCATCGTGTTCTTCGTCTGCTCCTGCGACACCGCAACGATCTGCACCCACGCCGACGGTTCCTCACGCCCGATCGGACGGTCACCATCCCAATGGTCGAACGTCACCTCAGCGAAGCAACCCGCAGCCGCCAAACACGCAGCCACCGGATCCTTACCCCAACCCTTCAGACGCTGCAACACCGCCGAGTGATAGGTGAACGAACCGTCCGCCTCGATCGAGAAGTACCAGAGCAGGAACCGTGTCTGCTCCGGTGTGAACTGCCACGGCTGACCATGCTTATCGCGCAGCCACTTCCCGCACCACGCCAGAATCCGCCACCCAAGAGTGCGCTCAGGCAACGCCCAACCATTGTTGTCCCACTGCCACGTCGGACCGATCTTCACCGGATCCCACAACAGATCCGTCGGCGGCGGAGTCGTCTCCAACTGCCGCTCATACCAGGAGATGATCTCGTCGAACTCGGAATCAGCGGTCTGGATCGTAGCCGCGGCAGCGAGGCTACGCGCCACGCTTACTCCAACGAGCGTTCGCAGCCTCACGCTGCTGAGACCCAGCAGCCGGCGCGTTCTCGTCAGGAAGTTTCAGTTGCCGGAGCAAACCGGCCAGCGTCGAACGATGCTGGCGGAGCTCCGAAATCAGGGGGTTGATGACAGGCTGGCCCTGCGATCCCTTCACCACCAACTCGAATCCCTCACCGGAAGTCGACGAGTTCAGGGTTTCGATCAGATCAGCCTCAAAGGACGCATCCTGCAGGACACGCAACTCATCCGGACGCAAAGCCCACTTCGCGGTGATATCAGTCCACAGCTTCTTACCCGCCGCGCCAATACCTTCCGGTGCCGGAACCCTCTTGATTGTCATCGTGGCGACCTCCTGGGTCTAGGCCGCCACCTGGGCGACCCCTAGAACATCACCCCGGACAAATCGCCGAGATGTGAAACAGCACCGCGGAACGGCTTCCCGGTGACGGTTATGTACCTGCCGACGCTGTAACGCTCGACCGACAGGCGACCGACCATCCGCTTCGAACCGGGCCCCTCAGGGAGCAACCCCCAGATATGGATTCCATCGCCCGAGGGCGAGACTTCGACATACGACGCAGGGCACCGAGCGAGAAGCGCCTCAGCCTCCCGAGTCAACACACCAGACGGAGACAGGCAGTGATCCAAGTCGATGCAACCGATACCGTCTCCCAGGACGAAACCCTTCCGGGCATGTGCTCGCACCCGGGCATACGACGACCACGTTGCAGGGTCAGTCGAGGATGCCGGCGAACCATCGATTTGGATCGGTCGTTTGTCTGGTGCCCACCGGACCCAGCGGTCACGCTCACGCAATGCGGACGGCACCGACACACGGTTCGCAGCCTTGCGGCACCGGGCCGAGCAGAACCGCGGCACACGACCAGGCTTCAGCAGATCAAGCGGACCACCGCACCGCTCACAGGTTCTCGGCATAGGTGAAGCATACAGGCTCGTGTCACGACTCGGGGTGTTTGACCTGCACGTTCTCGAGGGCGAATTCGCCACCCTCTGAGACGGTCTCAGCCGTATCCCAGGGTCCAATCACCCCACCCCACGCCCCAACGGCCGGCACCGGCAACACCAGCCACCCGCAAGCCCCACCCCCAAAACACAGGAGAGGCGCACGCAAGATCGTTAGTGCTATGGGTACCGACAGGGAGATGGATCAGGATCGGGGGTTGCCCCCCTGGGGTGCAGATTTGAGGGCCCTGACGTCCACGTACACAGGATTTATCGTAGTCCTGGGTGTCTCTCTGTGGGGAGTTTCAGGCGTGCCCTCTGAGCCCCTCTGGCTTGTACGCCTTCTTGGGCTGTTTTGTCCTGGTGGCATGGCCGGCAAGCTGCTTGGCAGTTGTCGTCAGCCTCGGCCTGGTTGGGATCGGTGAAGGCTTTGACGTTGATGATGTGGTCACACTCAGTGGCCTTGCCGATGCACCTGGGCCCTTGGAGCCGGCAGTCATACCCGTCACGCTTCAACACACGCTTCCTGCGTGCCTGATGCGCTGCAGTACTCGTACGGTCACGTGCACCTGTACCCCAAGCCATCAGCGGGCCTTGACCTGAGCAGCGAGCATGGCATCGAGGAGACGATCAGCCATCGGTTCGAGGACAGCCAACGCAGCCATATCATTCGCGAACCGTGCGTTGCGGATCTTGATACGCACATCATCCAACTGATCACGCAGACTCATCACGGTGATCACTCCTCGGTGTCATCGACCTCAGGCTCAGCGATCGTCTGCTGCGTCAGGCAGGTCACGAGGTACGTGACACCGGCCATGTGCTTCCACTCGCCTTGACGTTGCAGGATCGGCTGATCACAGTTCCTGCACTTCACTGCGCTCACCTCCGACCTGGATCCATCGGGGCCATGAACCGTGCTGCAGCAGCAGATCCACCGACGCCTTCGACGCCAGCGGGCCTGTGTGCTCATGCCCCGGACGGACACACACCAGATCGTCACCGCGCAGGGCGGTCACACACTCAGTCACGCCACACAACCCAAGGTGCAGTCGGCCTGGTGCCGAAGAACTTGGTGCGCTGCTCCACACCCATCCGCTCAGCATCCGCGAGGGACCAGCAGTCCACACAGTTAGCGCCGAAGCCCTCAGCCTGCGTGTGCTCACCACACGCGGCACAGCGGTATGTCGGGGACAGGATGCCCATCGTCAGCTCCGATCAGACTCGAGGCGGCCAGTTGACAGCACCCGGAGTGGGCACATCAACCAGCTCAAGGTTCTGGGCGAAGAACAGGCCAGTTGGGTTCACGACTGCGACAGACACGACGGTGCGGCCGTAGCCGCCGTCAGGTGTCTCGTGCACCTCGGTGATGATCGCAGCCCGCGGTTCAGGCAGGTACTCACCACCGGGCGTGCCATACGACTGGTAGTGGACGATGCGTCCGATGCTGGGCTGCTGCACTGAATCTCCTCAGTAGGCGCCATGAAGGCGGGCGAAGTTCGGCACGAGCCCGAGCAGGCCCTGCCATGAGTTCGGGAAGTCGCAGATGGGATCACCAGCCGTACAGCGTTGGAACACCACAGCCCCACCGAACGAGGACCTCTCACCGGTCATGACATACCCAGGCACTCGGAGGCCGGCGAAGACGACCTCGATGCCTGTGATGGGTTGCCTTGGGTCAGAGAGAAGCTCAGCGGTGATGAAGCTGGTGTCCAGTCCTTCTGCGTACAGCTCAGCGATGGCATCGCCGGCGACTCTGGCGCCTTGACTGTGGCCCACCAGGTGGACGGTGCCGCATGGGTTGAGAGCTCGGAAGGCGCGGATAACACGCTTCGTCTCATCGATACCCATGCGCACGGACACGTCGTAGCTGTAACGGCCGATTGGGAAGATGCTGCCCGGGTATTGCACGATCGTGGCGCCGGGGCCGGCCTTCACCTTCACAATGCTGTGTGGGTCCTGCACGGACCCTGTCCCATCAACACCGACAATCAGGTCAGCGCACACAGCCGCTGAAGCAGGGACAGGGTTGACGAACGCTGCAATCACGTGCGGGGCGACCGAACCCAACGCGATGGCTGGGATGACAACGGGAAGCATCAACAGAGACCGAAGTTTCATCGGTTGCCCCGATCACTCGCAGAGGAGTTAGATCCCGCCGGTACCGCGCTCTGCCCGAGCAGGGTCGTCCTTCTAGCGGTCCGGCGGGTCGGTCATCCCGCTGTGCCGCGTAGGGCAGGACGGGACGTTGTGGCCCCGCCTGGGATGCGAAGGGAAGCACCAGGCGGGGCAAGTACGCGTTGATGCCAACTGCCGGTCGCGCTCACACAAAGGGGAGCAGGCGGGGGATGCAGCGGAAATCCAGGCGCGCCCCTGGACGTACGAGGAAGTCGCCTAGAGACGACTGAGCCACACGGTCAAAGTGACACGTGTGGCGCAGCCCCTACTCTAGCAGATGTCAGCGCCAATACCCGGGCTTCGGTGACGCCTTCGCCCGCGTGTCCTTCCGACGCCACTCACTGTCATCCCACTGCGTGTGCTTCCCGTTCTCCGCTACCCGCCGAATGTGCTCCATCAACCACGACTTCGGCCAGTACCACTCACGGCCATGAGCGCGGATAGCGGCGAACTCGCGGTGCCGTTCCGTCTCCACCTTCATGGTTCCCCGCTCGACCGCGAGGAGCTCGGTATCCGGCGGGTATGAACGCAACCGGGATTCGAGGTTGGATGCGAAGCCGATCTTGATGTGCTTCCCAACCTGCAGGTAGTACACCCAGCCCTCGACGTTCTTCCTGGAACGCTTAACGGGCTCACGTTCTGCATTCGCCTCCCGACGTGCCGCGGCGCGCTCCTCTCGGATCTCCACACGGCGGGCCTGGATTCCCTCCGGGGTGAGATTCGATTCCCGCACCTGCTCGTCTATGATCGACCACACCAACAGGGCGTGCTCCTGGCACATGTACACGTCTCTGCGGAGCATCGTCATGTACACCTTCTGTGTGCACATTCGCCCGGGCCACTGGCATTCGTACGAGCTGAGGCTGAACGGGTCAGCGCTCATCGGACACCACATCGCCCACGGAGTCGAGGACCTTCGCCAGATGACCGAAGTACTCGACACCCCAATGGTGGGAGCAGGCGAGGCATGAGCATCCTGCACTGGTGACAGTGAGGGCTGGGGTGCGGACGTTCTCCCCGAGGGCGTCCTTCCGGTACACCCACTGCTCACCACAGGTCGGGCACGGGGCCGTCAGTGAGAACGTCGCCCACCCGCCGTCGAGCAGTGTCTCAGCGTCCGTCGTCCACTTCACGATCGCGTCAGCTGCAGACTGAAGGAACTCGGTGTCCTGCGGGCGCCACGCTGCCGCCACCATCTGCTCGAGGCGTCCGATGGTGTCCGAGTGTGCGGGCCACCAGTCCTTGACTGCCTTGTCTACCTTGTTGATCCAGTCGACCCCATCCACCCACACGGGAGGCATGGAGCGAGCTGCACCGCCGAGGGCTGAGCCCTGCGCACCCTGGATGGACTCGAGCATCTCGGAGTAGACGGAGGGCTTCGTGACGATCTGCGATGTGGTTTCGGTACGGTGGACGCGGGTCTTCGGGGCTGTCAACCCTTGGATCGCGTCGTCAAGTTTCTGCAATGCGCCAGGCAGGTATGTGTCCTCTGCGTTAGCATTCATGTCATCCTCTTCCCTGTTACGGCAGGCGTTGGGGTCAGTGGTCGGGTGGTGTTTCCAGCACCCCCGGCCGCGCCTAATTCTACCAGCTGATTGTCGGAATCATGGCTGGTCACAGGGCGTTTCGGGTAAGCCATTTCGAGGGTTGCTTTCCTGCATGGTGGGCATGTTCCGCACACGCATTGGCGGATCATGCCCGCTCCTCCTGCATCGTCGTGGACCACACACCCGGGGCTGTCTCGACATGACTGGTAACGATCCCCACGATGACCTTCCCGTCCATCGTCTCCACACCCAGACGGTCGCCCTCGTTGATCTCAGGGCCGGTGATGTAGTGCCGCTCCAACTCCACCGCTGCGGGGAACAGTGATTCCCTCATCGCATCCCGTGCGGCCATGATGTCCTCGAGGGTGTAGGGGGTGGTCGGCTCCCAGTACGGTGCGGGGCGCTGGAACCGTGCCGACACGTAGTCGTAGGCCAGTTCGAGGATGAACATGATCGTCAGGCCGATGACACATCCGGCCGCGAATTGCAGGACCTCAGTCATTTGACTCTCCTGGGGGATCGGCGGTCACGCTTCGACCGGGCAGGATTAGGCGCCCACATCGGTGGGGTGGTGGACGGCTGCGGGAGGGCCCGATCCTGCGGTGTGCGAGCGTCTTCCGCTGGCTCACCGAAGTACGTCGTCGGCACCTCAGGCAAGCGCTCGATCTGCTCGTCAGTGAGCGGGAACGGATGAGACCGCTTCAGCGGATGCCCACCGAAGTCACGGACACCGACCGGATTCGGGTACTCCAGCAGCCGCAGGAACCACGGATCATCGAACTCGATCGTCGTCACCTCCACCCCATGCTCATCCACCTCACAGCCAGTCACCCGACCGGACACGTTCGAGGCGATCACGTTTCCGTCCTCATCCCGGATATTCGCCGTGGCGTTCATTCGCCTGTCTCCTTCGGGTAGAGATCTGCAATACACGTAGGCCCGCATGCCATCGGCGCTTCACGATGGGCTTCACACACCCAGCACCACCGCTTCTCAGTGGGTGGGGTGAACAGATCAGCCATCAGTCACCGGCCCGCTTGTCGGCGAGACGTGCCCACTCCGCGTCATCCACGGGGTCGGTGACACCCTCGAGGGCTGCGAGGCGCTTCACTTCCCGGTTGATGAACCAGGCAGCTTTGGTGAGGTCCTCGATCTGATCACCCTTGTTGGCCCCGTCGAGGCGGCAGGACCGGGCGATGTACTGCACCGCCTGGCCGGCGTTGGACGTCAGGTTCTCGGTGATGTCGATTACCTCGGCGCCGTTGCTGAAGCCCTTGTAGTGGCCGGGATCGATTGCGTTCATGGGGTGTCTCGTTTCTGTCCGGGTCGACGGCACATTCCGCAGTGGCAGCAGATGTCTTCATGGAAGTGGTGGACCTGAAAGGGTCCGCGGTGGCAGTCGACGGAGCGGCAGTGGTATTGGTCGCAGGGCTCGCGCTCGTCGCAGTTGCGGCACCGGTCCCCAAGGTGTCGGTCGTAGACGTCCCTGATGCATGCCCAGTCGTGATGCCCTTTGCTGTAGGGCTCGGTGCAGTACTCGAGGCGCGGCATCAGATGTCCTCGGTTCTGATTTCGAGCCACATCTCACCGGGCTCACCCTTGACCGCCGGATGAATCACCGGCATCCGCTTCGTCATCAAGTCCGGGGTGTCATCCGCGACCAGACCGGCATCGACGACACCGTCAGCGCAGGCCTTGAGGACGGGCATCAGGTTGTCCACGTCCCGCCGGCGGTTGTCCCGCGGGCGGTAGTGCAGGCCGATGGTGATGTGTTCCGACTTCGGCAGGTGCTTGACGAGGACGTGGGTGGTGTCGCGGATCTGCCGTGTCAGCCGGGCCCTCGCCATGAAGTGCTTGCGGTCGTTCATCGACAGGGGCGGTGTGGTCCAAGGGAGTTTGATGTCGACGTCGAACATCACTCACCGTCCCCAACGTGCAGGACAGTCCACTCGGGCATGTGATCCATGTGCAGCATGTAGGCAACGTCGTAGCGGTCGGAATCCCCGGGGGTGCGCCAGTGCCCCTGGTCGGACTTCTCCCAGATCATCCACTGGCCGCGGACCACGGTGCCGATGGGCAGGGTGTCGAGGTCATCCATATCGACAGTGGTGAGGGATGAGCCCGCCACCTTCGAGACGTGATCGAACATGACCTTCAGGTGGAGTGCGTCGTCGAGTGCGTTGTGCAGACCGGACTCCTGCTCCGGAACCTCCGGGTTACCGACGTCGCTGAGTCGCTGCTGGAAGTCACGAGTGAACATCGGCACCCACTCAGGCAGCTGGATCATCGTCCCGAAGAGCTGCGACAGGACGACGTGGTCGTATGCCGAGTAGTCCGCCCACAGTTCGTTGACGTCTCCCTCGTCGCCGACTGCCAGGAACTCGCGGACCTCATTGCGGATCACCCACCGCGGCTTGACGCGGGTGTCCGTCAAGTCGAGGCACCCGGGGGACGTGGTCTTGATCGCATGCTGACCGTCGCCGACATACACGAGACCCGACTTGTACCCACGTAGAGGGAGATTCGGCCAGACGTTGTCCACGAGCCAGTCGTTCTTCAGGATCTGGTCGACGGGCATGTCCGAGTTAACGGCGTAGTAGGTGCGGCCGGTGTCCTGCACGATGCCGATGCTGATGAGTTCGATGGTCTTGCCGTCTTCGAGGAACTCGGTGTCGTAGAAGAATCGGGTGCTCATGCGCCGGCGACCTTCGTCAGACGGGACAGGCCGAAGCTGAACTTCTTCCCCCGACCGTCAACCAGGGTGGCCGTACCGAACCGGAAGTCGATGGACTTCACGAGCAATGTGTCGGGGTGGCCGATCAAAGTGACCGTGTCCCCCCGTTGGATGTCATCGAACTGCATTAGGTTGCTCCTGTGCCGTGAGTTGGGGGTGCGTATTGCTGGGGCTGAGGTTGATGCTGTGGGGGTTTCGGGGGTGGGGTGGTGTGACGGGGTGGGGGCGTGGGAGAAGAGGCTCACGCGGCCACCCCCATCGATGCGTATGCAGCGATGGCCTGTTGGGGGCAGACGCCGTTGCCGATGGCCTTGAGCTGGTGCGCCCGGGAGATCCCAATCGACGGGTTCGTGACATGCTCCGCAGGGAGACCCATCATCCACTCAGCGAACGCAGCCGAGAGGCGTGGCTTCCCGTTGCTGTTCAGCTCAGTCGGTGCAGGGGCTGGACGGGTCAGACGTTCCCAACGTCGAACAGCGGGGGCATAGGTTCCCCACTGAATTCCGCTATCACCGTCCGGAGATCCGGACCACCCGTCCCGTGCCTGCCTGGTCCGTTCGCGTCCGTCGTCCTCGGAGTTGGGAAGTACTGCGACACCGCCGAGATCGGCGGACTCTTCCGCTTCGCCTGAGCCGGGTTGTCCCGCGCCTTGTCCGCATCGCTCGCAGTCGGGGTGGGAAGGAACCTCGCCACCGCTCCCGCCAGCCGCTCGTCGCTGTCCGACCGCAAGCGACCGTCCCGCATCCGGCCCTCTCGCTGCGCCGCCCCCTTCGTGTCGCTGGCGGTCGGCGTCGGGAGGTGTACGCCGATCACTTCCGCAAGGCTCCCCATCCCAGCCGCTACGTGCCGTGCTGCTCCCGGAGATCCCATCGACGCCTTCGGATCCGCTGCGCGAGGGGTCGGTAACCAGGATGAAGAGCCGCTCGCGGTGATGGGGGGCACCGACGTCGGAAGCTCGAAGGCTCGTCCATCGGACATGCATCCCGTCTTCGGCCAGGTCTCCGAGTACTCGATCGAACCCCAAAGTCCTGTGTCCGGCCACATTTTCCAGGAGTGTGTATCGGGGTCGTAGGTGGCGAATTGCGTCCCGGACGTAGGGCCAGAGGTGGCGTTCATCGTCGGTTCCTTTGCGTTGGCCGGCGGCGGAGAAGGGCTGGCAGGGGTATCCACCGGTGAGGATGTCGACCGGGGGCATGGTGTCCCAGTCGATCTGCGTGACGTCCCGGTAGTTCGGGACGGTGGGCCAGTGGTGGGCGAGGATCTTCGAGGGGGCGTCATCCCACTCGCAGAACCAGGCAGGCTCCGAGCCGAACAGCCGGTTGGCTGCCATGCCCAAACCGTTGTAGCCACTGAACAGGCTGCCCTCACGCGGCCGCATCACTTGGCCCCCTTGAACCACGATGAGTTGACGATCGCCTTGCGGGGTTCCGACTCCAACGCCTGACGCTCCGCTAACAACCGCCGAAACTCCGCCGTCTGCTCCGCACTCAGGTGGAACTGGGGTTCACGCCCCAACGCCACACGCCGCGCATACCGGTGCGCATCCGGCGGACTAACCCCCATCCCCTGAAGGACGTGATTCGCCTCCTCCATCAACTGGCGGCGCCCCTCAGGCAACGCCGCCAACGACTCGAAGTACGCGGTGCGGGCATGCTTCACGATCGACGCCGGCAACGGCTTGAAACCGTCCTCCGCCAACCGGTACGCCCGGGCCACACCAGCCAACAGATCCTCACGGGTGAGACCGGACTCGGCGAACACCTCCGCCCACGCCTGGATCACCGCATCACCACCAGCCGGGAACCACGGATCATTCGCCGCACACTTACCGAGAACCATCGTCGCCGTCTCGA